GCGCTTGTAGAATCTTCCCCTGTTTCTACTTGGCTTAGCGGTGCAGTCGGACCTTCTGGCTTCTCAAACACACGCTTTTTCTTCTTAACAGTAACAACGGGCGCAGGGCCAGTGGGCTGTGCTGTTTGCACAGGTGGCGCTTCTTCTGCTAATTCAGTGATCTTTTGTTCGATGTCAGGAGCAGGCGCAGCCCTAGCACCTTCAACTCTAGTCTTTATGAGATTCCGTATATCTACAGGCGCACGGTTGAACTGCGCTTCGGCCATCCCTTTAATGCGAGTAGTTGCAAGCTGAGGTCTCGTACTGAGGTCATACAGAACTTCAAGCGCAGGGTAAATGCTCTCATAAAAGTTTTTACGCAAAACAGCCAACGCTTCGGGGTTAGATGTTTTTGACTTAAGAATATTGTCGAGTGTCCGCTCTTCAAACAGAGTCTGGTAGGTTTTCCTTGGGCCTTCGGGTGTTTCAGGTCTTGGACCAAAGAACCTATCAAGTTGAACAGCAAGACCTTCCTCGCCAGTATCAACGCGCTTCTTAGTAGAGGTAATTAAACGCTCTAAGAAATTAAGAACGCTAGTCCAATCTTTTTTCTCTGCCGCCTTAGTAGCTCTTTCTTCTTCAGTTAGCTTAGGCTTGGGGCCACGTTTAGCAAGAGGCTCGGCTGCAACTCCAGTGACGTTAGCAATAGCATCTCGTAGCGTCTTACCTACAGGCGTTACTACACCGTCATCTTCCCGCACCCACATATTGTCTCTACGGATGATTTGAACCTTATCACCATTAGAGAGTTCTAAAGTCTTTACGCTTTCTCCGGCTGCATTCTTACCGCTAGGCTGCTTGACAACTTTAGGGAGCTTGGCTGCTGTGGCAAATTCTGCCACTTCTGTTCCTTCAGTAGGCGCTGCTGCTCCCTCTTCTTTTGCTTGCTTGGCTTCGGTGGGCGTAGTGGCACTGGGGATTTCCTTTTTGGGTTTAGTTTCCTCTATTGCACCGGATGGTGCCTCTTCTCTTCGTACAAGTTCTTCAACAACAGGTGCAGCGCGTTCCACTCGCTCGGTGACAGGTGGCTCAACTCTAGCGGTGGGTACTCCTCCAGCGGGTTTGCTAGGAATTGGAACGCTTTCTCCACCTGACTGTTCGATAGTTTTAGCAACATCTTCGACCTCCTTCGCGGCTTCGGCTTGAACTTTAGCAATCTCGGCCTGTGCTTGCTCAACCTCTTGGTCATTTTTTTCCTCTTCTGCTACTTGTGCAGCAGCTTGAATTTTTGCTTTGTCAGGTTCTATGCCAGCGGCTATGTACTCGTCGGTAAGTTCATTGATCCGAGAAGTAACTTCATCAACTTTAGTAACTGCATCAGCTACTTTTCGTTCGGGGGTGACGGGAGCTTGTTCTCCTAGTTGCTCTGATACCGCTTGCTGTGCAGCAGTCAATACATCCGCAGCAGAGGGTGTTTCTCCAACAAGCTCACTAGCTCTACCTACAACTGCTTCGGGACTAACCGCAGCAGCTTTAGTTTGAAGTTCTTTCTTAGCCTGCTCTGCGTCAATCCTATCTTGGAGTTGTTTAATCTGTTCGTCGCTAGCACCAGAGTCACGCGCAATTTTTACTGCTTGCGGTATAGACAACCCACCACCTAGCGCAGCACCAGCAAGAGCTTCTAATGTGCCCGCAGCAATCACACCGCGCATCGTTGGCGTTTCAGCCAACGCTTTAATACCTAACTCTTTACCCTCACGTTGCAGTGCAATATTCTCTGCGCCTTTTTCTTGTGCTGCCTGAGCAAATTCAGGAAGAGCTTCTTTACCGGCTTCAGCGCCAACCTTTTTAGCTGCGGCTACCGCACCTGTTTTAGGAGCTTCTTTAGCAGCAGTTTTCGCCGCTTCTTTGGCTGCTACGTTTGCAGTAATGCGTTTAGCTAAAGAATCTACAAATTGTTTTTCCGCACCAAACCGTCCTGCAATCCCACCAAGCCCAGCCCCCAGAAGAATCATATCCAGGTTTTTGCCGCCGTACTCTTGAGCTTTTATAGCAATCTCTTCTGCTTTCTTATCATCTATATCGTATTCTTTAAGAGCTTTCTTAGTCTCTTCATAAATAGTGCCTTTAACTGTACCGGCACCCATGATTGTCCCAAGGCCTAACGTAGCAGCCGTACCAATAGCAGCAGCGGGAATAGACGCCGGGGCGGTAACAGTTGCAATTAACCCAGCAAGAATAGCTGGGGCAGAAGTACCAAGAGCATTTGCAACAGTTTTAGCAGGAGCAACCGAAAAGGCTTTTAGAGCTAACCCAACGCTTTCAAGAGCACCCGCATCTTGGGCCTCTTTCATAATACGGGCTACTTCTTTTTGGTCGTTCTTGGCTTGGGCAGACATCAACCCACCAAGGTAATCTTCTACGCTTCTTATATTTTTAGAAGTATCGCTGCCCGCACCAAAAGCATCCGCAATCATGCGAACACCAGAAACCGCACCTTGAGCAATACTCAAGGGTATATCTCCAGCTTTGCGGAGGGCTGACTCTTCTTCTACTACTGGAGGGCGACCTTCCCGTTGTCTTTGAGCAGCGAGCCATTCTTCTGGTGACATCGCCTTAACAGGCGCAGCACTACCCTTCTGAGAAGCAAGCCATTCTTGGGGGGACATTATTTAGTACCTTGCTCTTTTACGTATTGCGCCCATTGTTCATCAGAAAATCCTGGCGGTCTAGTATAAGTCTTACCGTCTTTGGTTTTAACTTCTTTAGGTAAGTTAGCAGGGACAGTGGTACCAGAGGATGCGCTTGGTTGTCGTAACCCAAATCTAGCTTCAGTCTCAGTCCGTATAGCGTTCCTTCTTGCTATCAACGTATCTAATTTTTTGTCATCTTCGGGGCTAAGTTTATCTTTAGCCAACAATCTAGAAATATCGGTTTCTGCTTTAACATACGCAATATTATTTTGGAGTGTTCTTTCTACCCTATCCATAGCACCAGACTGTGCTTGCAACATACCCGACTGCGCTTGTAATGCTGCATTTTGAACAGCTAACCCTCTAAGTTCTGCGGTAATCCCAGCCATCTGCGCCTGAGCTTGCATCTGGTTAATACGTCCTTGGGCTAAAGCTTCATTGATAGATAGTTGTTGTTGCTTTAACTCTAGTGCACGTTCTCTTAGCGCAGCTTGAGATGCGGCTTTATCTTTACCAGACAAGTAAGTAGCACCGGCTCTAGCAGCTTCGGTAGCAAGCGTCTCAACTTCTCTTTCCCTGCCAAAAGCTTTATCAAGTAGTGCTTGCGCTTCGTCTGTGGCTTTCTTAGCAATATCATCGCGCCCACGTTCTTCAGCAAACCTTGCTTCAGCTTGTTTACGTTTAGCTGCTGCAATAAGCATATTAGCCTTGGTCTCTCTTTCCTCTTCGGCTTTTTGTTGCGCTGCAAGACCTTTAACCCCACCTAACAGCACATCGGATATACGCCGACCACCAGCCCCACGCTCTGGTATGCCCGAAAGAAAACCTGTTAAGAAATCACCCTTTTTACCGCGAATAGCCGCAGCTTCTTCTTCAGCAAGACCAGCAATACCTTGTTCGTATCTGCTGTATTGTTCTTCAAGCTCTTTCTTGCGTTCAGCTTTTATTTTTTCTCTATCTTCTTTGCTAAGTGTAGATACTTTAGAAAGCGCAGCTAACCGTTCAGCAGGATCTAACAACCGAGCAAGTATGTCCTCTTCTTCTAAATCTTCTTTTGACTTTCTGGAAGCGCTAGCAGGTACTGAAAAAGAAGGACGATCTTCATTAAACCCACCCAAATCAGGTGCTACCAACCCACGGCTAGCGTAGCCTTCAACATTACCGCCGCCGCTAAACACAATCCCTCCATCCATAGCAGTAAACATATCTTGCGGCATGGGAAGAGCAGCAATACCTTGCTCACGGGCTTGCATGTCTTGGGCTTTTTTAGCCATGAGCGCACCCATCACACCAAGCTGCTGTTCTTTCTGAGCAAGGGCTTGTTCTCTAGCCTGAAGCTGCTGGAATGTCGTTGGGCTTTTTGACGGGTCGTTTTGCATAGCTTGCTGTCTAGAAGCTGCTTGGCGTTGAGCGTTACGTATTGTTAGCTCATTAGCAGCTAGTGGTGGTGGCACCTGTCCTGTAGGCTGTTGACCTTGCGCGTAGGCTTGCAGCTTTTGATCAGGGAACCGAGAAGGATTTTGTAGCGCCGCTTGAACCTGCGGTCCTCCTGGGGGAAAAGGTATTTGTGCCATATCTGTTCACCTAATTATCAGGAAGACCAAGAGCTTTCTTTAGAAGAGCAATACCGGAAGCTGAACCTACAAGCGACTCTGCTAGAGGACTAATTCCCGTGTCTCCAGCCTTAATCGGCAACCCAGTAAGATACGAACTTGCGTAGCTAAGCTCACGGAAAGGGTCAAGGTACGTGTCTCTAGCTTGTTGGTACTCAAACGCACGAGTAGCCGCTGCTGCATTGTTAGCTTCTTGAAGTTGTCTTAGCGCAAGATCAGCAGCAAACTGATCGCCTCTGGCTTGAGCTTCTTCAGCTTGTTGCTGGAGCTGCCGCGCTCTTTGTTCATAGTCAGCAGCAGTGGTTGCAACATTGAGTCCGTACTGAGCACCAAATTGGCTGGATTGTTCGGTTAATTTATTTGCGTCAAGACCAAACCGTGCTGCGGCTTCTGCACCAGAAAGTCCTTGCCTTCCTGCTTCTTGTCTAGCACGTTCGGTTTCAACACCTGCCGTAAGCGCACGCCCTTGCTCGGCTTCAAACGCCCTTTGTGCAGCATCGTAGGCTTCTTTCTGTCCACGCCCATAAATGTCACCAAGCTGTGTAGCAAGATTGCGCTGTAATTCTGCACCTGCAAGAACATTTCTAGTACCACCAAACGCACCAGCTTGTGCAAACTTAGCAGCATTAGTCATGCCTTGTATTTGAGACTGACGTTTGGCTTCACGCGCAGCAGGATCAACAACTCCTGACATATAGGGGTTCATCAACCGATCACGCGCAGTAGTATCAAAAGTGGCAGTACCCGCCGTAATGCCAGCATCTCCTGGACCTTTGTATATATCAGTCGGTGCCGTATACCCTGAAGTATAAGTTGTAGCGGAATATCCGTCAGTTGGAGCAGTAAAAGTTGAAGGCACTACTTGGCTACCCTGCATACCTGTAGTTGCACCACTACTAACGTCACCACCTGTTTGATACCTATCAACCAAGGACATCACTCCACCTGCTGCGGCAGGTTTAGGAGCAAACGAGTATTTAAACGGTGTATACGCTTTGTCACCTGACATCATGGATTCGCGGCGTGTTTGTAAATCGCTAAGTGTTTTAGATGTATCGGTGCCATATGTCGTACCAAACTGAGGCCCAGTAAATAAAGGTTCTCCTGTCTTAGGATCTATTGCGTCACGCCTAGCAAGTAAAGCAGATGCCCGCTGCAAAAAGTCTTGAACATAAGGCGCATAACCTTCGCGTAATCCAGACTCTCCAGTAACAGCTACACCTGCACCACCTTCTATGGGTTTAAACGTTGCGCCTGTATCTACTTTTGGTTGTAAATACGTAGGAAGGTTTACATTAGCAAGCCCAAAAAGAGCCCTCATATCTGCATCGGATTGCTGCCCTACCCCAGTATTTATGTAGTTAGCAATTTCATCAGGGGTATATCCATACCCAAGCATTTGTTTTACATAAGTTGCCTTATCCGCTCCAGACGGTAGAGCGGAAGCGCGTTGTGCTCCGGCGATCCCAAGCAGTGCACGAATGTCGTTGGGGTCTTGTTTTCCAGCAGCGTTAACGATTGCTTGTTGGATCTCATCATTAGTAAGGCCAGCCCCTTGATAAAGCTGGTTATATGCAGTGGCTTTATCTTTTACACTGCTTTTAGATGTTTCTTTAACAACTTGCTCAGCAGCTTTTTGTTGGAGGTAATTCCAATCTGGATCAGTAGCACCGGAAGTACTGTACTTTGTACCTAACGCTTTATCTACCGCAGCAGCAATCTGAGCATCAGTCATACCCTCTTGGATACGATCTGCATACCAATTAACTTTGTCTTGTTCAGACCCCGCCGCTGCTGCTTTAAGCTTTGCAACATCAATTGCCATGATTACCTCGGCAGAAATTTATTAGGGTTGATTTGCTTGCCCTGCTTAGTGTTTCCAGTGCGAGCACCGCGAATACGATCCATCATTTCATACAAACGTTTAGCACCAGCGTTTGAATTGCCGTTACCCAAGTGGCTGACAACGTCGGCAGGGATCACGAACTCACCATCACTTAGCGCAGCGGGACGCCTGCCTTCGATACTTGCAGGTACTTTATCAGCCATACCATCGCTGTGTCCATCCAAGTAGCGCCCCCGTGCCATACGACTAGGTATAAGAGAAGCTACTCCACCAGCAGCACCACCCCCACCGCTGCCGCTGCCACCACTACCTTCACCGCCGCCACCACCTATATTAGGAACTTCTGTGAAATCTTTTTGGTTGTAATCACGGAAAAATGTGCGGGGAGCGTTAGGGTCAATTAATTTAAGCATTTCTCTTTCAAGCGCTTGACCTATTTTTGGATTGCTTTGATCAAAATTAGATAAATCATAAGCTAAGCGTGGTACAAAACTGTTTGTATCAGGAGTAAACCCTTCAGCTTCTCTTGCATCTAACCCAATGTCTTTTAATATTAATTCTGTAGCGTCTGAAGGAGCGTATTTAAGCTGATCTGTATAATTAAAAAATATATTTTGTCCTTCTGGGGTATTATAGATATTTCGTAAAGTTTCTTGAACATCTATTTCGCCCATCCCACCTCTAGCAATTACCGCATCTTCCAAATTTTTGCGTATGTCATAACTTAATTTTTCGTTTTCAGGATTTTTGTAATATTCCCTCATCGCATCTCTTTCAGTTTGATCTGTTTCCCCCACAGTCATAGAGCGCAAATAAGGGTCTGGCATAATCATGTTGCCGTATATATCGTATTGAGTATTTTCTCCCGCAGGCATGTTAGCTTCCATGAACATTTCACGGTCTAACAAAGACTCAATACCATAATCCTCTGGGCCTTTTTCGTTGAGCACACTCATCACACCGCCCGACGCAGCTTTCTTAAAGCCAGTAGCCCCACCTTTACCTGTTACTGCTTTAAGTCCAGAACTTGGTGCAAATGAAGCACCTCTTGCAGCTTCTCTAGCTGCTTTGGCATCGTAATAACTTGCTGCACCACCAAGTAAACCAGCACCGCCCTGGAGCAACATCTTAAGCGTATCTTCACTGAGTCCAGTAGCGTCTGCTAATTGTTTAAGGATAGAGGCACCAGCCCCGGCAGCAGCCCCTTGTTGTAATTTTTCTAGTCGTTGCTGTTCTGTTATTTCAGGAGTCGTAGTCGTTGTAGTCCCCGCTCCCTGCATGACAGCTTCAGGACTATTAGGAAGAGTAAGGGCTCCCAACACACCCGCCCCAGCGACAGCAGGAAGAAGAGAAGGCGTAGCAGAAATCGGAGTAGCAGCAACAGTCACAGACGCAGGAGCAGCCGTACCAGCGGCGGCAGGAGCAGTAGCGGCAAGTTCAGCACCAGCACCAGCAGCGGCAAGTTCAGCACCAGTAAGCGCAGCGGGAACACCGGAAGCAGCAGGAAAAGCGCTAGCACTAGCACCTCCAGCAAGTGTTGCATTACTTGCTGCTTCAAGAGCTTCAGTTGCAGCCATAATATCTGCTGCGGTAGTACCAGCTAAAATACCTTCTCCGGCAGCGGCAGTCCCGGCAGCAGCAGCCCCTGTACCCTCTAACGCCGCAAGTACTTCTGGGCCGAGAAAATAAGCTGCTGCAATTGCCGCCGCAGGTTTTAGTACGTCATCCCTAAATTTTACCCAGCTAGACTTTTTTGGTGGGGTACTTTGAAGTGTTAGCCCACCTTGTTCGTTGGGGGCCATGAAAAGGTCATAGCCATTAACATCTTTGTTACCACCTAAATCTAAGGAACCACCCTGACTTGTGAGCTTTTCTTGGATTACTTTACCTGTAGTTCCGTCTATGTACTGAACTTTTTGGCTTTCGCCAGAACCTACAACCTTGGCTTGCAGTTTAGACGGATCAGTAATACCTAACTTATTTAGCTCGCTAAAAACAAACGCAGCATCACGAGCAAACATTGGCCCAAACGGTGTGTTTACTTTTCCGTTTCTGTAATCTTGTTCAGCTACGGAAGCAGCTTCTTTAAACAAGTCTAAGGTAAGATTACTTGTAGACATAACTTATCCAATCAAGGAGTAACGGTGCCTACTGCACCTGTGCCTGAAGCACCTGATGAAGCGACAGAATGTCCATTAGAAACAGTACCTGTAACCCCCGTACTAGATACACCGGACAGCCCTACAGACAGAATATTACTTACAGCCGTGGTCGATGCTGACACGAATGATACAGTGAGAATGACCGAAGGTATAGCAGGGCGAGTGGGGGAAGTACCAGAGCCGTAGTACTGAATATAAGTGTCAAGATCGCTGGTACGCCAATACAACTCAACATAATCGTCGGCTACCACATCCACAAACAAGTTAACCGTACCCACCATATGTGACGGGATACCAGGATTTTTACGAGGGATTTGCCCAAACCGAGTGTTTGAGTCAGGAATATACGCACCGTTTTTGGCAAACCAAATATCAATATCTTGTTCAGCGTTGTCGTAATTAGCCATCTGAACGCTGAACTGAATGTTATATGTACCTGGGTATGTAAAAGTTATCTTGGTGTTATCAACAACCCTAACTGCATTGGAATAAGCCGTAGCGTTAAGTCTGACAGGGTAAGCAGTGGTGGTTGAAACGGCTACTTGATCCCCAACATCGTAAAATGATCCATGCGGGAAATCTAAAAACCGGCCCCCGTAGTCACCTAAAAGCGAAAGAAGGTTGTTATTAAGGCGGTTGAAATATAGGCGAAGAACGTTATTGAACTGCTCTTGATAAACAGCCGAGTAGTCTTGTGAGGCAAACGGTAGGTTTGGAACAGCAGGTTGCTGAAGGGTGGTCATCGCCTACCATCCGGCTTAATATCAATCCGTGGTGCACCAAGCTGCCAAGTGGTTCCAAGCCCTGAAGACCCGATCTTCATAATCATCTGACGACCACGAATGCGGGTGTAAACAATATTAGTAAACTGCTCAATCGTAACCGTCGAAGTACGGGCAACAGCTTTTGACGCTTCAGTATTAAACCCAGACCCCGAACCATTCATGCCATACATCGTCATTGTGACTTGAGGCGACGCAGTCGTTGAGCCTTGGAACGTCAGGTCAGGCACCATACGCCATACAAACCCAAAGTGCTCGCCATCGTCAATATCAAATTCAGCAGATTCAATATAGGCGTCGATAGCTGTTGGTGTTTCTGTAGCGTTGTCGTCAATACCTTGTTCGTGGTTGACAAGGTTATAGTTGTAAGTAGCAGCTACGGGGTAATCTCGTAAACCGGAGTCAATCCAAGCAGTACGCCCAAGCGAGCCGTAATACCAAACGTCTTCGGCATAGTTGTAAACCACATACGAATCAACAACGTTAGAACCTGCCGAGCAATAAAACCACCAGACCTCATTAAATCCTTCGTTAGTCCCGGCAAAAACTTGCAAATACTGACTCGTATTAATATTGCTAAATACATGCCTGCGAAGATCACAACGAAGTGTTTGCACCCGGCCATCGTAGCGGTAAAACTTATCTACCCCCATCCAATACACAATGCCGGAAGCAACTGCTGCGGCGTTTTGACCGACGATAGAAATATTGTCTCCGAGAAGCTGCGAAGCCCAAACAACAGGCGCACCGACATATTGAAGTGAATAAAGAGAAGAGTCAGTCCAAACAACAATTTCTTGCCGTGTCTGTAGCGCAGTAACAATTTCAGAACCATGCGATAACCGCACAGATCCCGCTTGGTTTAATGACGAAGGTACCCAATCAACGACAGATTCTTGGTTACTCCACCGCACCAGCATGGGGTCTAAAGTAGTACTACCGTAGTCGGTCGTACCAAACAGCAAGACAAAACGAGAAGTGTCTGAAACAAGAATGTAGTTTTGTATAGTCGGCACATCCACAAGCTCAGATATATAAACCCCCGAACCGTTGGTTGTCACAACAATTTTTGATCCAGCAAGTGTGGCAGATAGCTGAGCGGTAGCACCATCAACATTAAGCAAATAATAAGTTGTACCGGCAACAAGGGGTGAAGGCATCGACCCAGAAGTTTCAAACTTAATTGCAGTACCTTCAGCCAACAGGTTAGAAAGAGTTAAGTAATTAGTCTCAGCCGTATCAAATGTGACAGAACCACCAATCGTATTGGCGTTTACAGCCCGCCCAACGGGGTTAGTTGAAAGGTTACCTGCATCCCAGTAATACAAAGCCCCACCACGAGGACCAAAGACTAGATCTTCGCCAAAGTTATTAGCAGACCATAAGCGCAGTGCTACTGACCCAGTAACACCAAACCCCCACGTACCAAGACCCCAACCACCCCCTCCCCATCCACTGAGAGGAACTTCAATTTCTGGGCCTACGTTAATTTGGTATGCTGCTACAACAGCAGACCCACCATAAGAACCAGCAGCTACAGAAGAAGCAGTAGTGATCGTATAAGAGTTTGCATTGACAACCGTAAGTTGGTACTCAGCATCAAATAGCGAAGTGCCGCCCGGACCTAGCGTATCAGTAGAACCTGAAAACGTAACAAAATCGCCGGTAAGAGCGCCGTGAGAATTAGCGGTTACCGTAACCGTTGTAGTGCCGTTTCCTGCAAAAGGGTCTGTGCCAAGAGTGACTGTTGTCCTGATGGGGGTAACATCAATATATTCTCCACCCCGTTCAATGTAATACTTGAGGTTGGTTCCAACTCCTAGCAAATTTTGAAAGCCAAGCGTCACCCAATTCCAAAGCGCACGACATACACCTTGGAAAGTATTAGCAGAAATCCTAGCCCACCCACCGATCTTTTCGGGAGTGCCTTGGCGAAAGCGCACTTTGTCGCTGATGTACCAACCATTCTCGTTGGTATACCGAGTGTTTTCTTTATTAACTCCCGGCTTTAGTAGGATCTTTTTGAGTGGCACGGCTCACCTCATCAACGCAGCTTCAGCCGCACGGCGGCGAGTAAGTCCGGGGAGAACTCTTCCAGCAGCTTTGTTCCATAATAAACATTGATCGGCTGCACCATCCCAATCCCCCGCATCAACCCGCTTCTTGAACGTGGAAACCCGATAGTTCCCTAAACCGCAATTGTATGCCCAGCTTGTCACGGCGGCAATCCGTCGAGGCAAAGCGGTTGCTAACTTGGGTGAAAACTTTAAAAGCCCACGCACGAAATACTCAACGTGGTGGTCAAGCGCATCCTCGCACTGCTGAATCGTCCAAATCGTTCCCGGCTGAATCTCTGGCCCTGTCGCACCCCAACCAATAGTCCAAGGATGCCCACGGGTTCCGGGATCAGGATAAGCAGTTACTCGTCCGTCAGGCAAACGCTTTGCCAAACCCTCAAATGGTTTGATTAATACATCCTTGCAAAGTTTCTTGGCTTCATTCACGACTTGTTGTACTTCTCGATAGACCGTCCTACAAACCAGAACGTTAACATCATATTCAGCATGGCGAAGTCATCTTCGTCATAGGACTTGGTTAGTACCTCAGCCCAATTAGCGTTAGTCTGGAAGGCAATCGTCAGGCCAGCAGCTTTGACAGCCACGTATACGCCAAAAGCAATCCAAGTAAGACCGGGGCGGGTAACAGCAGTGATAAAAGAAGCGAACCAACCAGCCTCTTTTGCTGTTGCGGCCTGTTCCTTAAATGCCTCCTTAATCGTATCCATTTGCTGGATGCTGTAGTCAACATACTTCTCCTCCATCTTGAACTCGCCCCTCATCTTTTCGAGGTCGGTCTGGAGTTGGAACATGGATAGCTCGTGCTGGCGCTCGTTCTTCTTGTCGAGAAACTTCAAGACTTCAGGGGCAAGCCTGAAGATGCCACCAAAGATAGAGCCGAGGAGACCGCCGCCAAGTAATTCAAACATGTTCACCTCTTGCAGTAATCTGATCGGCACCTTTCTTAACCGTCACCTTGGTGCCTTCTACATCCACTTGCATGGGTTGCTCGGCACGGTCTAGTTTGTCAAGGCGGTGGATAAGATCTTTGATGACTTCAAACTCTGGCTTTTCTTGCTTAGCAGCAGTGCCAGCAATGCCATTTAGCATTTGAATGAGCGCAGTAAGTGAAGCACCAAGAAGACCCATAACAGCAGCAATTTTTTCGCCTTCAAGAAATAGTGACGCACCCACGCCCACGAGTACGATGAGGAAGATATAAAGAAGCCCGTCCTCGCCAATCGCTTTACCAGCAACTTCCTTAGCAGAGTCTTGGGCCTTAAGTTCCTCTAGCTTGATCTTAGCTTGCGCCTTAAGAACCGCTAGTTCGTGGGTTTTATCGTCCATCTGTTATCACCGCTGTTGAAGTATCTCGGTCTATGGTCAATACGCCATAACAGCAAATGTTGTAATCGACTCCGTTTCCGTCCTTTTCACTGTGTACAGGCACTGTGATATTCAGGTTCTTAAACAGATACTCCTTGCCATTTTCAAACACTCGCCATACATGGTCAATAGTCCCTCGCCCCGGTTGCCCTCGCGTCTTGTTAAACCGGATACTATACTTGTTCATACCACTTCGGCGGGGGGAGGCAGTGGCGGCGCAGCTTGTACGGTAAGGTTGAAGTGAACAAACTTGATAGGTTTGTCTGCGGTGTGACGGGTGAACGAATGCGGCAACCAAGCATTTGAAAAGATCATAAGCCCCGGCTTAGGCTCAAAGTTAATCATTTGACTTGCTACGGTAGCTTGACTTACGTTTTGTTCTGGCAGATTAAGTGGAATTTTCCCCGGACGAGGGTCGTGGAACACAACACGGGAAGAACCTTCTGGCGCTTCTAAGAAGTAAAACCCAACAATCTGCGATCCAAACCCATGAACATGCTGCTCCATGCCAGACACTTTGTAATGCTCTTGAGTCCACATCTCTATAAAAGAGGTGCGAAAATTCTGCATAGCATAACCTTGGTCTTGAAGGATATTCCAAGCGGTATCGGCTATAAATTGACTAAAAGGGGCAATACGAGGATCGGCAAAATAATTGCCGCTCATCAATACGGGGTGGATGTCATTAACTTGCTCGGTCTTACGACTTTCCGCTAACGACTCTTCAGACACTTGGCTAACTGACTGTAGAAAATCAGGACGTTCAACCGTGTATATGGGGCATGGGAAATGCCACTCAGTGTTTATCATTTAAGAAACCCACCTTTTAGGCTTTCAAATACGTTGGCTCTAAGTTGATTTTTGTCGTAAGCATAGGCTGTATGTGGGCCATTTTTATCGACATAGTGCGTAAACACTTGCCCCATCACGTAGTTAGCTGGGCCTTCACAAGGCTCTCGCCAGTGTTCAAGATCGCATCCACGATAGATAACAGCATCGCCATCTTCAAGTTCATAAGGCGTATCGACCATCCAAATAGGCCAGTTGTACCCGCCAGAATCCGACAGCTTTATGGTTGCTGATACTTCACATGAAGGTCGATCCGTGTGCTTTGCAAGAATGTTGCCATGCTTATAAAGTCGGCGGTAAGAGTAGGTAGGTATAAGTTCTAAGCCCGTACACTCTTCCATACGTTGATGCACGTTCCAAAGCAAAGTTTCAAAACCAGGATCACCATTTACTGCACTTAATGCCTCAACAACTTGTGTGTCGTGTTTTGCACCACCTTGAAATTGGGCGGCACGAACAGTAATAAGAAGATAGTTGTACAAAAACCTTGCAACGTCTTTGGATATAAATCCCTTAACCAGAGCGTAGCCTTGCTGAGCAAAAATTTCTTTGGGTGTAAGCATGTTCATCTGAATGGTGGTCCTGTAAGCCATGCAACTAAACTATAACGCGTGCCGCTAGTAACGGGCTGCACACCATGTAATACATAACTTGGGAAGGCCACCAAAAACCCTTGTTCTTTTCTTGCAAATTGAGGGTTATTACATGTTTGTATACATAAATCACCGCCTTCATATTCTGTAGGGTCTGAAAGCTGCACAACAATTGAAAGTTTTCGTATATTTTTGCCAAAAGACTTATCTATATGAACATCGTATTTGCCAGCAGGGGCTTCGTACTTAGTAAATTGAAATCCTTCCCCAAAACCCTCTAAATCAAATCGAAAAAATTGTTTATTAAGGCTTAACACCACATCTGTCATATGACGAAACAACCACTCGGATTCTTTAGAAGGTAATATCCAAGATACCTTACTGTCTCGCACATCTGGGCAAACACCTCCAGATGTGCTTGCGGTATCAGGCAATAAGGACTCTCCTAATTTAATAACTTGTTCACATTGTTCTTTTGTAAGAATTTTATCGGCATATGCCCATGTCTCTTGGGCATCTATGCGAGGTTCTAAAAACCACATATTTATCCTTTTACTTATAAAGTTGGATTACATCCACCCCTTATCAAATTACCTGAATACTCGTAAGTTCCCATATGAGACAAAATGATACTTAAATCTGCGTATACCTTCCCCCCATGTTTTCTCCATAGAGCACAAAAATAATAATCCTCGGACATAAAGTAGTCACTTTCGTCTTCTATTGTTGTAGCAAAAAATTCTTTTATTTTTGGATGTTGTGTTCCACCCCGTGTGGGTATTGTTGAAACAACATAATCTTTAACATGCGGCGCCAATACATCGAACACATGACGTTTTATAAGCATAAACCCTGTACCGCCATGTTTTATTTCAATAACAGGAGACTCAATGACTTTATCTAAATCTTTAACTAACGTATTTACAACATAAGAGGACGCGTAGTCTTTTAAATTAGTTAAGCCTTGTTTTGCAGCTATATCAACGCGTTCCCAATCAACAACTTTTTTGGGATATAACCCGCAAATTATGTCTTTATCCGCTTGCAATAATTTTAAAACATCTTTACCTAAAAACTTAATATCTGCGTCTATAAATAAAAGATACTCAGCATCTGTAGTTAAAAACTGCCTTACTAATTCGTTTCTTGCTCTAGTAATTAAACTTTCATTAGCTATTGCAGAAAACATTAAGGTATAGTTATTATTTACAAAAGTTTGCAGCGTATCTAACATCCCTGTTACATAAGGTACAAAACAAGCCCCTCCGTACATAGGAGTGGCTACAAAAACTTTTTTAGGTAAACTCATCCGTCTTAACTAATTCTTTCAGATGGTTTTATTGATTCCATCGACTCAACCCAAGGTTTATCAGGCCAGACAACTTCTTTAGGGTCGATAAAAGTTTGCGGTATATCCCGGAGGGTTTTACGGTAGACAGACCAAGCATACTGCTCATCTTGAGTATAAGTAGCCCAGCGGTCGGGCATAACGTAGAGATCTGACTCTATCAAAAGAGAATTTCTTATACTACGTACCGCTGCCCATTCAGCAAGAATATCTCTTGGTGGGGGTAAAAACGTGTCTTCTTGCGGCAGATAAGTCCACCCAATATCTACAGTTCCAACATCAGCAATCACAATGGGGTAGCGTTTTAAACCAAAACTTTTAGCGTGCTGTTCATCAGCTACTATTACGTTAAATACAACGTTGTTACGTATGTCATAAAAATTATCTGTTGCCATGACTAACTCCATGAATACACTATGACATAACCAGCACCACCCGCTCCACCAGGGGCAAAACAACCACAATTCCGATATGTACCACCACCTCCTCCCCCCGCAATGCCACCTGCGGCCCCCCGTGATCTTGGAAGTGCCGCAGGTGACCCAGGCCAAGTCCCCCCACCACCCCCACCATTAAAACAGCTTCCTGCTACAGCATCAGTACTGGCACACGGATCAGCCCCATTACCGCCCCCATTTCTGTAAAGATTAGTAGAAGGGGAATAACTATTAGGTTGTATCCTACTAGGTGGCGCACCTAACATCCTTCCAAGCCCCCCTGGAGTACCGACAGGACCGGGGAATGGGGGTGTAGCACCACTACCACTACCGGCCCCACCTCCACCTCCACCAAATAAAGACATTCTACCTCCTGTTTTACAACTAATGGGTGCTTTACCTAATCCTCCTCCACCACCAGCCCAAATCCCTACAAATCCAAAAGTGGTAGTAGCACCACCAGAAGTAATAGCAGTATTACCTGAACCGCCAAGGCTAACAAAAATGGCATTGACTGGGGATGGAGCTCCAACTGATAGAAAACACGTGCAGAAACCAACAATGCCACCACCTCCACCAGCAGAATCGCCACATTGAGACAGACCACCTTTACCACCATAAGCATATACAAGAGTACCAAAATTAGTGGTGCCACCTCTGCCCCCACGTGTAGACGGTCCAGATGTAGAACCAGTGCCAGCCGCACCTCCAGCACCTATAGTGACAGTTTCTGTAGCTCCTACAGCTGGGGCATTTAACATCCTAAATGTGTAACCGCCACCCCCACCTCCTCCAGCACCCCAATACTGACCAGCCGGTGCAAGAAAACTACCACCACCTCCACCTCCACCTGCTCCCCAAACTTCAACATATACAAACTTAGTGCCGGGAGGTTTAGTGTAAGTTCCCGTAGAAGTAAATGATTGAATATTTGCGCCACCGGCAGCAACAGCTTGGGACACCCATGCTGTACCGTTTGAAGTTAAGACGTTCCCCGAAGTTCCTACACACGACAGACCTGTACCACCACGGGCAACAGGAAGCGTACCCGTAGTGATTGTTGATACGTTAACCCCGCCACCAAGTGTTACCGTGCCAGTGGATGTGATGGGGCCACCTGTGAGAGTCAAGCCGTTAATTGGGCCAGGACCATTAGATGTATTTACACAAGTAACTGTACCTGAGCTTGAGCTTGCACCAATCGCCGTACGAAAATCAGCAGCAGAAAGTGCGGACACCGTGTTATCAGCATTGATCCGAAGGAATGTTATTGCGGAAGGATTAGTGAGGGTAAATAAATTGCCGCCAACGGTTGTTGCACCAAGATTAGTTCGCGCAGTCGGTGCATCCGAAGCTCCTGTACCACCATCAGCAACTGCAAGGTCCGTACCAAGAGATAACGTATCTGCGTAATTAAAAAAGTTTCCTACATCTGTACCGTTGTTATATAAAAAGGCACGTTTACCTGTGGGTACAGCAACACCCGTTAGCCCAGTAACCTTAACCGTCACGGTTTGCCCCGTGGCGTTGATAATCATGTAAGGCTTTTGGATAGCTGGCACATTGAGCGTACCGGCACTCCCCAACGCCTGAGTTAAGTTGAGGACTAACGCTCGTGCGTTTTGAGCAGCGTTGGTATCTGTGAGCGTTAGCGTTAGAGTTAACGGGGAACCTGTAAATCCGCTACTGATCGTTGCCATACCAACCAAGGCTTGTTCAATCGCTGTGCCTAAGTTGGTATTGGTCGTTGTGCCCCAGGTGCCTGATTGGTCACCCGTGCCGATAAGTTCAAATTTTAGGTTTGAGTATGTACTAGCCATTTGTTACTCCGTTTCAACTAAATCCCAATCGGCATCTTGGTAGTTGTTAACTGTTCCAAATTGAGGATCTTGGTAATTATTAATTAAGCCCCAGTATAAGACTCCAACTGAACCTACGCTACCTTGTGCCTGAACACCACTTAAACCAATTTGTGTTGGTCCTACTGTTATAACTCCAGTATTGCCTAGTGCAGCAACACCGGTAATACTAACAGGCACTGTGTAAGATAAATTACCTACTGCGCCAGAAGCTTCAACCCCAGACAAACTAACGGTAATTGTCGTACCAACAGACCCTACTTGTCCAGACCCAGAAACGCCACTAAACGGTAACGGAACTACTGAACCAACAGCACCCGCTGCTTCGACGCCTGTAAGATCCGCAACCTTAGTAAACTCTACATTCCCAACAGCACCCGCTGCTTCTATACCAGACAGCTCGATAGCGACCTCAGCCCCAACTACACCTACTTGCCCAACAGCTATAACACCATCTTCAGCCGGATTTACTTCTTCAGTTACATCGCCAACAGCGGCTGCGGCTTGGACACCGGAAAGGGTTATAGAAACACTAGCGTTAACTGAATCAACACTACCTGCTCCAGCAACGCCTGTTATGTCAACAGGGAAAGCAAATGTAATGTCACCTGCTGCGCCACTAGCTTCTACACCTGTAAGAGCTATTTGACGTTCAGCGACTGAGACAGAACCAACCGCGCCAGAAGCTTCAACTCCAGCTAACTGATAATTAAATACGACATCACCAACTGCACCAGATGCAGTTACACCAGAAAGAGTTTGAGAAGGCGAAGCAGTGACAGAACCAACTGCACCAGATGCAGATACGCCTGAGAGAGAAACGGTACGAGAGGTAGTGACAGAACCAACTGCACCTGTGGCTACAACACCGTCTTCAGTTGGGCTACTTGTCTCAGTAACAGACCCAACAGCTCCAGACGCACTGACGCCTGTCAGAGCTACCGTACGAGAGGTAGTGACAGAACCAACTGCGCCAGTAGCAACTACACCATTCTCGGTTGGGTTGTTTGTTTCAGTAACTGAACCTACGTTACCAGACGCAGCAACGCCTGTTAACGCTCTTTCAACACCAACACCACCCCAACCGTCGTAGCCCCACGGGTTTGAACCCCAGCCAAAATTAGCCACGGGCTACCCCTAAAAAGAAATTAGGTCGTGGATAGACGCAACAAAGCAGAGGTGGTGTTGTTGGTCGGCATAGTCAGCGTAAACGTACCCGCCGTAATCGTCTGCGAACCAAACGTATGAACACTAACAGCACGGTTTGAATTGGTATTGTTATAAATTAACACCGCATCAAAAGCCGTTGTAAGCGTCACGTTGGTATACGTAATTGAAGCAGACGGGGTCCAGTACGCAACACCAGCAGTTGCCGAAGCATTGCTAGACTGCGGCGAAGTACCATTGGTCACCGCCACACCACCTGCTGTATAGTTGGTTCCCGATACTTCGTTAGTTGAAGCGTATGCAGTGGTCGAAGCATTATAAGTTGCCGAAGCCAAATACAACGCTGCTTTGAACGAATTACCTGTGCTCGTCGTAAAGTTTTGCAACCCCTGCATAAGCTCTTGCAGGAACGAAGTGCACATTGCCTGAGTATTTGCCATTTGAGGCTCCTTTCAAACTAACCGATTTTTGCTGCTGTGGCAGACAGCACCATAGCTTTTTTCAACGTCACATGCGCGGAACGATGCACCATTTCACCGTTATGCCAGTACTCGACCCACGTTGTGTGTTCGTTGTCAGTATCAACCACCCCTTCTTTTTTCTCAAGTAGGGATTCGTCCATCTCACCTTTGGTCGTAAATACCATTGCCATCAGGTTATCCTCAAAACAGCATCCGTTGCCCCCGGAGGAGGGAAAGTAATTGTCAGGTTGGAACCCGACTTACTAATCGTCGAACCAAAATTTAAAACACATACTGCACGGTTTTGATTGGTAGAATTATAGATTAAAGCTCCAGCACATGTAAGCGTTACGTTTGAAAACGTAGCATTCTCAAACGACCAATAGCCTGTCGTGCCTGATGTTGTAGGGGTTACATTCGTTAGCGTAATCCCACCAGCCGTGTAATTAGTCCCACTAGACTCGCCCGATGCTGTGTATGCGGTTGTATCAGAACCCAACGTGGCGCTAGCAACATAAAGAGCAAGTTTAAAAACATCGCCAGTATTTGCAGTGAAATTGTGTAAAGCCTGAGCAACCTCAGCCTTAAAACTTGTACACATGGTTTGATAGATTGCCATGTCACCTCACAGGGTAACGTACTTGTACGTCACGATAAGTATCACGGCGGTCTTTACCATCACCAAGTTGTTTAAAGAGCGAAAGAGCTTCTTTATATTGCGTATCAATCCTAACCATCATATCTTGCTCGGCTTTAATAAAGTTATACGC